TAACCATTATATATAATACATTAATATAATAATTTAATATTGATTTATAATATATGCCAAGAACTACAGGAAGTAAAAACTTATATTATAAATATCTTATATGTTATTATAACAAAAAAAATGAAAAATGGGATGAGTTAGGATGTTTTACGTCATTAAAAAAAGCGTCAATAAAACTTAATATAGATTATAATTTACTAACTGATTTATATAATGGAAAAAGACAAATATATAATAAATTTTATAAAATAATTGATGTAAATAAATATGGCGAAACTGCTGAAGAAGAAAAACAAAATAATTTTTCTAACGATATAATATATAGAAATTTATGATATCTACACGAAAAGCAAGACAACAAATATTAGATAATTTAAGATCGTCATTAGGAGAAACTGAAGAATACCATACACCAGAACCAATAGAGGAAGATTTAGAACCGCCAGAATTAAAAAGAGAAACAACCGAAGATTATGATAATAAACCAAAAAGAAGGGGGCGTAGGGTATATTACTATGAAGATGAAGACGGAGAGGAAGTTGAGGTGAGACATAAAGAACGTAAGATACCCAGAAGATTAAGAACGCCAGAAAGGAAAAAAAGAACAAATACTAAATTAATGAAGTTTAATGAATGTTTAAGAAAATTAAAAACTGAAAATCCTAATTTAAGTCATAGAGAAGCACAAAAGAGTATGAGACAAATATTAAATCAATTGAACGCTAATGGATACGAAGACCCAGAAGGAACATTTATGTCTATGAGTAAAAATTAATATATAAACATACTATATATATATGTATTCTAATAAACAGTTAAAAGGATTATTACAAACAAAGAAAAAAAAAGCAAATGCACTAAAAAAACAATCAAAAGGTGGAGGTTGTTGTGGTGGTAATGTAAAATTAGGAATAGAAAGATATAATATAAGTAAGAAACCTACTACACAAAAAATTTTTAAAGGTGTTTATAATGCTAAAAATAAATCAAAAAGTTTAAAACCTTTGTATGTACGGGGTGGTGAATTAAGAAATAATTCTTTTGTAAATCATAGTTTTATAAATCATTCACATATAGTAAATGCTCAAAATAAATATATACAATCATGGCAACGTAGAAATAATTTAATGGCAACGCAACAATAAGACAGCATTAAATTTATAGTTTATTTTCATAATATATAATTTTATTTTAATAATATTATATATATACAACTTTATTATGTTATCATTAAAAGATACTAAAAACAGCAGACCTATCGCCATAATCAAAGGTGGAAAATATAATGATGATATTATTTTTTGTAAAGCAGATTTTAATAAATCAAAAGACCCAGAATATATATTAAGAAATTTAATTGAAAATAATAAATATTCTAAAAAAGATATGGAATTAATAAATGATGCATTAGAAAATAAAGACATTAAACAAATTAATAAAATAAATTCATTATTAACAAATAGAGATGATAATTTAAATGATGGTGAATTTAAGTTATATGATAGTGGTATATTACAACCATTACCCAGATTTAACAAAACAGAAAGAATATATATAACAGGACAAACAGAATGCGGAAAATCATATTTTATAAAACAATTCTTAAAACAATTTAGAAAAGTTTATAAAAAAGAAGAAGATAAACCAATATATATATTTAGTGATGTTGAAGAAGATGAAGAAATCGATGCCATACCAAATATTACGAGATTTTCTTTAGATGAAGAATTAGAAGAAAAGGATAGTATAGACCCCAGAAATTTCAGTGATAGTATATGCGTATTTGATGATATAGATAGTATTCAAAATAAACATATATATAAATTGATATCAAACTTTAGAGATGCTTTATTAAGAAGGGGAAGACACGAAAATATAAGTGTCATTATAACTAATCATTTATCTACTGATTTTAGAAATACAAGAATTGTTTTAAATGAATGTAATAGTATTGTTATATTTCCTCATAGTGGTTCTACTCATGGTATGAAATATTTATTAAAGAAATATGTAGGATTAGATAAACAAGGAATTAAAAAAGTATTATCATTACCGTCTAGATGGGTATTAATACATAAAAATTCCCCTCAATATATATTATATGAGAAAGGAGTATATATAATCTAAACTAATTATATAATGAATAAATACTTTGATGATATACAGGATATACCATTAAGTGGTAATCAAATAAGGGAAGCATTAGACAATAAAACAAAAATATTAAGATATAGTGATTTACTAAAATATGATAACATAGATGACATTTTAAAACCGTATAATAATTTTGTATTACTATATGAACAAAAACCGAGATATGGGCATTGGGTATGTGTTATATTACATAAAAAAAGTAATACATTAGAATATTTTGACCCTTATGGTATGTTTATAGATAAAGTTTTAGATTATGTAGATACAGATTTTAAAAATCAAAGCGGACAATCATTTCCATATTTATCTTTTTTATTCTATAATACCCCATATAATATTGTATATAATAGTAAAAAATTACAAGAAAAAAATAATAAAGTGGCGACCTGTGGAAGACATATAATAAGTAGAATTTTATTAAAAAATATATCATTAAAAAAGTATCAAGATATACTAAAAACAGATAGAAAAGTAAATGGTGATGATAAAGTAAGTTTTTTAACCGCTGGTATAAATAAATTTAAATAATAATTTGTATATATATAGTATATATGAATAATCAAAAAGAAAAATATTATTTTAATATAAATATACCTCACGATGATAAAATATCAGTAAGGGGTTCCCCTACTCCTGCTGTTTTTTCAACTGTTCGTAATCAATCATTATTAAAAAATAATACAAGAGATTATAATATGAGTGTTGTAAGATTTACAATACCCACTACTTATATCCCTATACAATTTTTTCCAGTAATTCCAAATCCTACTGATTTAAGTGATGTTAATTATTCTATATTTGCCATAACATTGAGATATCAAGGTATAGATTACACTGAACATTTAAGATGGATACCACAAAATAAAGATGCACCAATACCGCCCCCGCCACAACAGGGAAACTCATTTTATCCAAATCCAATTTATGCTGAATATTACAGTTTATATTCTTTTAATCATTTTGTATATATATTAAATACTGCTATAAAAAAATGTTTTGATCTACGTATATTACCATTACTAAATCCAACACAAGGTAAAACATATAATGCTCCTTTATTTCAGTTTGATGGTTCTACATTTTTATTTAGTGCGTTTGTAAGTGATTTATTTTTGGAATCAACTGGTAATAAAGTAGAATTATTTTTTAATACTGCTTTGAATACTAATTTTGATACATCTTTTAATACTGAATTTTATGATTTTACAGTTCCATATAAAAATGTTAGATATGTATTTATGCCTTATTTAGAAACTAATAGAATAATTGATACAACAGAAGAAAGCGGATTTTTATATAAATACCAACAAGAATTTGACACTACTGGACAGATTACATCATTTAGAAATATTATTATAAGAAGTAATACAATACCTATTAGAAGTGAAGGTCTTACAACCCAAACTGGAACAAATTCCAGTGAAATACAAAATATACTAACTGATTTTGAGATTGATCAAGGAAGTTTAAGAAATCAAAAATCATTTATCCACTATATACCAACTGCTGAATATAGAAGAATAAATTTAACTGGTGATTCCCCCTTACAGAATATATCATTAGAAATATTATGGGGTGATAGATTTGATAATTTTTATCCAGTTTTAATTCCTGCTCATGATAAAGCGAGCGTAAAATTATATTTTGAAGAAATATAAATATAAATATAAATAAAAATATATATATAATTTTTTTATTATATATATATATAATATATAATGTCATTAAACGTTAATCCATTAGGAGTTCAAAGAGTCATTGACCCAAGATTAGAAATAACTGAAGGTAAAAAAAGATATAATGTTGTAGGCGGTGCTATGATAAATGCTTGGAGATATCATCCTGCCACTAATGTATCAAATAGTAATTTTTCTATTTCCTGTAATCCGCCATCTAGAGATATATGTGTATCTCGTTATGTTTTAAAAAAAGTTGTGTTTAGTTGGACAATAACAGGTGTTAATTCATCAGGCGGAAAACTACTGAATGATGGATATATCGCCCCTAGAGCATTACCCCTTACCAGTGTCACGCAAAGTGAAAGTATTACTTTAGGTGGTGATACTATTACACAAGCGCCCCTATCTCAATATTGGCGTGCATTACTTAGATATAGAAATGATTTAGAATCTAGAAATGGTGTTTTTTCACTATGCCCCAATATGCTTGACCAACATCAGGAATATTCTGATGGCGTAGGTGGTATAAGAAACCCCCTTGCAGGTTATGATGATAATTCTAGTGAATTTACAAGGGGTTCATATGTAGGTTTTACTATTGACCCACAAACATTCGGTAATACTACCGCCACTGGAACACTTACTACTTATGAACCTATATTAATGTCGCCTTTTGCTTTTGGTGAAAATTGTAATTCTCTTAGTTCATTTATAGGTTTAGGTGATATGTCATATAATGTAAATCTAGGAAAACTCAGTCGTATCCTATCTGTAGTTCAAGGGCAAGGTGTTCCAACTGGTGAAATTGTTTTAAATGAACCTATTGTCAATGTAGAATCGGCAGGATTACTTTTTAATTATTTTACCCCAGACCCTACATTTTCCCCTATTCCCTCTATTAGTGAATATAGTTATTATCAATGTGTCCCACATCCTACTAAATACCATGCTCCTATCTCTCCCGGGCAGACGGTATCAATTACAATGAATTCAATACAGGTTCAATCTATACCAAAAAGAGTATATATTTTTGCCAGAGAGGACGACTCAACCGAAACCGCTTTTACTACTGATACATATATGAGTTTGCCTAGGGGGACAAATCCCCTTACTGTAAATTGGGATAATAATATATTTTTATCAACTGCTCAAACAGAAGATATTTATAATATTGCTGTTAAAAATGGTTGTAATTTATCATATACTCAATTCACAGATAAAGTAGGTAGTGTAGTCGCCCTTGATTTTGGTATTGATATTGGACTTCAACCTAATCAATCTCCGGGTTCTCTAGGGAATTATCAATTTCAAATAACCTGCTCATTTACAAATACAAAAAATAGAATTCTTAATAATGTTTCATTATTTGTTGTTGTTGTTAGTGAAGGTGTATTTAATATTAATAATGGGGTTGCTTCTCATATGATAGGCGTATTATCTCCTGATGATATATTAAATGCTCCTCTTGCTCCCGAAGGTTCATATAATACACATAGAGATGTTTATGGTGGTTCTTGGAATTCTTTTAAAAATATGCTTAAAAAAGGACTAGGTTATGCCAAAGAACATAAACTCATAAGTAAAGGTCTAGCATCTAGTGGTAATCCTTATGGTGTCATGGCATCTAAAGTTGCTTCTGCCTTAGGGTATGGTCTTTCTGGTGGTAATATTGATTTTAATAATAATCACAAAATAAAAAAAGGACAAAAAAATTTAAAACTAAGTGATATGTGCTAAATAATTT